CTCCCCTGGCGGGGGGGGGGTCGGACGGGGTGGGTGCCGGCGATTCTTCAACCGTTTGACCGGGTTCAAAATTTTAACGCTATGGCCGACGACACAAATTCAATCCAGCCGCCGCCGTTTCCGGTGCCGGCACCCGAAATGGTGAACGAGCTTCACCTGGCAAAACAACTTGGCATCCCCTTAAAAAAAATCCGCGCGCTGCGCCCGGTCGGCGTGGAGACGACCGGCGACGGGGTGTTCTGGCCGCGCTGGCTGGCGGAGAGCTTTGCGCAGAGCGTGGGCGGCAAATTGACGCTGCCGGAAAAATCCGCGCCGCTGGACGCCACGGAGACGCTGGTGGTGGTGAGCACGAGCCGGGGGACGGACGGGCGGCATTTTCCCAACCCGAACGTGATCCAGTGCCGGCGAGCAAACGGCACACTCGTTTTCGTGCGGGTGGTGCATTCAAAAAAATACCGCCCGAAGCTGCGCCTGGGCGGCGAGCCGATGACGGTCAAGGCCCGGCCGTCGGACGTGGGCAATCAATGGCTGCTGGTAGGCCGCGAACCGGCGCACCCGGCGCAATGGTGATGACACTTATGAACTGGATTCTATACCGGTCGTTGCACGCACGCGGCTTGACGCAGGCGAAGCTGGCGAGCCTCACGGGCGTCAACCGCTCGGTGCTGTGTCGCATCCTCGCCAACGAGCCGGGACGGGGCAAGGAGACGCGCCCCAAGATCATCCCGCACCTGTCCCACCGGGAAATCAGAATCTTGGGCTGGACGAAGGAGGCGCGGGAGTTCAACCGGCAACAGGAGGAGGAAATGCGCGCCGGGATTTTGCGCGATGGCCGGGGCGCGTGCGCCAACTGTTCCACGACGAACATTGTTCCATCACCATGATTATCGAAGCCGACATCGTCCGACACCCGAAGTTCATCAAGCTCAAAACGCTGGTGGGCGACATCGCGCTGGAGCATCTGGCGCGGCTGTGGGCGCATTGCCAGCAGGGCAAGCGCGGGCAGACGTGGACGGGCGCGGACGCGCTCTATGTCGAGGTCGTCATCACGGGCAGCAGCCAGCGCGGGAAGCTGTTTACCGCGCTGCGGGACTGCGACTGGCTGCACGAGCGCCCGGACGGCATCGAAATCCACGAGTGGGACAAGTATAACGCCAGTCTAGTAGCCCGCTGGAACCGACCTAAGCAGACCCCTGCGCACAAGGCTGCGCAGCCACCTGCGCAGCCACCTGCGCAGACCCCTGCTCCCGTCAGAGAGGGGAGTGGAGGGGACACGAGTGGACAGGACAGGAGGGGAAACACACCCCGCCTGACGCCGACGCTGGTGGAAGCCGTCGCCTATTTCCAGAAGAATGACAGCGGATACGCGAAGGCCGACATCGAAGCAGTTTTTACGAGCTTCGAGGCGACGAAAATGACGACCGAACACGGCTACGCGTGGCGCTGGGGCAACGGCACGGTGACGGACTGGCGGAACGCGATGGCGAGCCGGCTTCTGGACAGAGTCAAAAAAAATTCCGCGCGCGGCGCGGAAAAAACGGACGGGGAGCCGCCCAAGCCGGCGGGAACGACCGTGGCAAAACTTGAACGAGCCTGAATTTTATGGATCGAGACGAAGCAAAAGAGCGCGTGAGAGCCGCCGTGGATCTGGCGGACTGGATTCGCGCGGACGGCGTGGCGCTGATGGGCGGCGGCAACGAGTTCAAGGCAAAATGCCCGTTTCACGAGGACAGCACGCCGAGTTTCACGGTGTTTTGCAAGGAGGGGCGCTGGGAATTTCACTGCTTTGGCTGCGAAGCGAGCGGCGACATTTTCGAGTGGGTGATGCGGCGCAAGGGCATCGCGTTTCCAGAGGCGTTGAAGCTGGTGGCGAACGCGAAAGGCATCGCGCTGCCAGAGGCGACGCACCGCCGGGAAATTTTCCAGCCGCCGGAAGTCCGGGCGGCGGCGAAAGAGCCGGAGCGCGGGGCGTTTGACCCGGAAAAATTCCGCGCGCTGACGCGGGGGAGCAAGGCGTTCCAGTATCTCACAGAAAAGCGGCTGCTGCCGGTGGAGCTGCTGCTGGATTACAGCGTCGGGGAAACGTCCGACGGCGAGGCGTATTCATTCGCCTACAAGTGGCGGCCGCATTACTGGCCGGCGAACCGCGAGCGGGCGCTGTTTGAGTTCTGCAAGGTGGTGAAAGTGGAGCGTCCCGAAGGCAAAAAAGTCGAGTGGCGCGAGCCGAAGGGCGGCAAAAACATTTTGTTCGGGATGGAAAGTTTCATCGTGCGCGAGGCGCGCAAGGCCGGCGGCGAGCTGGTGATTTGCGAGGGGGAAATTGACGCGGTGACGTGGGCGCAATACGGCTACGCGGCGGTGAGCGTGCCGGGCGGCGCAAAATACCTGGGCTGGATTGACCATTGCTGGGAGTGGTTGCAGGCGTTCAAGAAAATTCACATCAGCTTTGACGAGGACGCGGCGGGGCGGATGAAGGTTGTGGAAATTGTCACCCGGTTGGGCATCGCGCGCACAGACATCGTGCGCCTGCCGGAACGTGAGGAGGCGAAATAAAATGGCGCACCGCACCACCATCTACGCGCAAAAAATCCGCGACGAACTGATTGAAAAGCTCGGCGGCAAGTGTGCGCTCTGCCCGGAGTGCGACCCGGCCAAGCTGCAATTCGACCACATCCACGGGCGCGATTACAACCCGAACAACTTGAGCTATTCGGCGCGGCTGGCGCGCTACAAGCGGGAAGCGCAGCAGGACAAGCTGCGGCTGTTGTGCGAGCCGTGCAACCTCAAGGAGCGGAAACGGCACGAGAACGGCAGCCATTGCCGGACAAACGAGACGCCGATAAGGACGATGGAAATGCCGGAAATTGGGGAGGTGGAACTATGACGCGATACAAAGACATCAACGAGTGCCTGGTGTCCATCCTGACCATCACGGCGGCGGTGAGCAATGCGGAGGTGATCAAGCCGGACAAGCTCAAGGGCATTTACGAGTTTGAAAACGCCATCTGGGAAAAATTCCACGCGGAAGGCACGGAGCAACTGGGTCTGGTGCTGCCCTGGGGAAATCATTTCGGCAGTTCGCTGCCGTTCCGTTTCCGGTATGGCGAGGTGACGGTGTGGACGGGTTACAACAAGCACGGCAAGTCCGAAGTGCTGAACCACTGCATGATTGACCTGTGCTGGCAGGGCGACCGCGCGCTGATCTGCTCGCTGGAAGTGCAGGCGCCGGAGACTTACCGCAAGCTCATCCGCATGACGCAGGCGCGGCGGGATGTTTGCCCGAAGGAGGAACGCGCCCAATTCCGCGACCGCTGCCTGCGTCCGCTCGCGCAAAAGATTTGGGTCTATGACGCGGTCGGCAATGCGGACATCGAGGACGTGTTGCAAGTGATGCTCTATGCCTACCAGCGGTTCGGCGTGCGGCAGTTCGTGCTGGATTCGCTGATGCGCTTCAGCGGGCTGGACGGCGAGGGGCAGGAGATTTGGAACGCGCAACGGGGCTTCCTGGATCGGCTGATTCTGTTTGCGCAGGCGAACAATGTCCACGTTCACCTGGTGGCGCACAGCAAGAAGCCGAACGACCGCAAGGGCGAAGCCATCATCCCGCGCCGCTATGACGTGATGGGCAGCAGCTACATTTCCAATCTCGCATTCAACGTCATCGTGGTGTGGCGCAACCGGGCCAAGCAGGATGCGCTGGAAGAAATCATCCAAGCCTGCACCGACAAATGGATTGAGGAAAATGCCGGACGCGACCCGATGCCGCCGATGCCGCCGTGGAAGCGGCTGCTGGGCGGCGCGCCGGAAGCCAACGCGCCGCAGGTGTTCAAGGACAGTTGGAACGCGATGCTGGACATCCTCGACAAAATCCCGCCGGAGCAGAAGGAGGAATTTCTACGGCTGGTGGTCTTGCATGACGCCTACTTCATCGTGGACGCGCAGCGCGGCGGGGACGGCGACTGTCCGGCGCGGTGGTTGTGGTTTCATTTCGATAGCCTGCAATTTCTGGAAGTCAGCCCGTGGAAGCTCGCGGACAAGCGGCGCGTGCCGGTGTGCTACGCGAAGAAGAACGTCGTGGAAATGGATGAGGAGATTTGAAAATGGAAAACATTCAACATTCAACATTCAACGCCGAACAACCAGCGGCGGGAGCAATCATTGATGCCCTGCACCAGGCGGGGGCGACGCTCGTGGTCGAGGATGGGAAGGCGCGGGTGCGCGGGGTAAAGGTGCCCGACGAGCTGCTGGCGGCGCTGCGCGAACACAAGGTTGCCGTGCTGGCGGAATGGTCACGCCGGCAGGAGGAAAACCGCGACCGCTACGGCAAGGTGCCGACGGGCGAAGTGGCGATGTTTGGGCGGGACATCCCGCTGACGCACGCGCAGACGCTGGTGGTGACGGCCTATGCGTTCCGGCAACCGCGTCCCGTTCACGCCTGGGTGATGGGGCGGGCGAGCGAGTATCACGCGCTGGGCGTGCCGCTGGACGAACAGGAATCCATGGCGTGCGTGGACTTGCTCTGCTGGCAGCGCAACCACACGGCGAAGGCCGCGCTGGAATGGCTGGCGGCCATCGAAGAGTGCGCAACGAATTTGCCGAAGAAGCAAACCGAGAAACCGGCTGCGGTTGAAAGTGCCGGAACCAAAACGAAAGAGTAAGTATGCACTACAAAAATGGACGGCCAGCGAAAAATGGTGACAAGGTGGTGCTGCTGGGCAACCAGTGGCGGCCGGCAGTGGCGGGCATCTTGTATGACGCGGTGGCGGGCAACAATGATTGCAATGGAAAAATTGCCATCACGAGCGCCAATGACCCGATGCCGGACTTGAAGGAAGTCCTGCACGCGGACGACATCGCGGCGGCTAAGGTGCCAGCGTTCGGGGCTACGGGCGGCATCAACCCTGATCCGACGGAGGCGGTATGACTCGGCAAATCACCATTACGCCCGCGCTGAATGGTTATATCTGCGGGCTGGGGTGCCAGATGGTAGTCTTTGATGACCGCTTAAAGTTGGTATCGGAATTGGGGCGCTATCTTGCCGACCCCGAAAAGGTGGAAGCGGAGTATCAAGCCAAGGCGCTTAATAAGAGTTACCCGGAAGTGCCAGCGCCGATGGCGATGCCGCCAACATCTATTGCTGAACCGTTGTCACCAGGCACGCGTCGCCATCAATGATGAGCGAAGCGACCATGAAGGTTGGCCCGTGGGTGTGGACAGTTCACCCCACGGTGCCAATCCCGTCGGATGCGTGGCTGCGCGAAATGGGCGCGCAGAAAGGCGCGTCATGGTTGCATGAGTTTCACGCCCGACGCGAGCGGGCAATTGCCGAAGAGCGGCACGACCCGCTGACCTACGGCTGGGAACAGCCGCCGATGCGCCTGCTCCGCGCGCTGTTGGCCGGCACCTATTCGCCGGGAACTTTCGGCGTGAGTGTCGCGCCGAAGGATTGGAAGATGGGCAAGCCGTGCAACGACATCGTGCTGCTGGGCGGCAACGGGTCGGGCAAGACCGAGGTGCAGGGAAAAATTGCGATGGAGGTTTTGGAGACGCAGCCGGGCAGTGAGGCGCGGTGTTTCAGCCAGAACGAAATGACGAGCATCCGCTATATCCAGCGGGCGCTCTACAAATACATGAGGCCGGAACTGCGGAAATTAAAATCGCAGGGGACGACCATCAAGATTTCCTACAAGGAGGCGACGGGCTTTTCGGAAAATGTTTTCATCCTGCCCAACCGGAGCGCGTGCCTGCTGCCGACTTACAAGGCTTACGAACAGGACAAGAAATCAGTCGAGGGCGGCGAGTGCGACGTGTTGACGTGGGACGAGGAAGCCCCGGCGGAGCTGCTGGAGACGGCGCGCTTTCGCGTCCACAAAAAGGGCGGCGTGATGCTGGGCGGCTTTACGCCGGTCGGCGGCTACACGGAGACGGTGGGGCAATACATCGAGGGCGCGGTGATTCTGGAAGTCATCCCGGCGCGCAAGGTGGTTTGGGACTGGTGGCACCGCACCTGGACTTGGGGTGAATGGCTGATGCCGAAAGACCGCGAGCTGGTGAAGGGTTGTCCGCCCGGCCATGTGCCGCTGGTGGTGCAGAGCGGCGGCGGCAACGGGCGGCGCTACGGCCTGTGCTTCCCGACGATGTTCAACCCTTACACGAACGTCGAGGCGATTGCCGAGAGTGTGCAGGGCAAGCCGGCGGATTTTGCGCTGGAAAGGCTGTGGGGCTGGCCGACGAAGCTGGCGCGCAAGGCGTTCCCGAATTTTGGCGAGTGGCACATTGTCGAGCCGGATCGAATCCCGCCGCTGGACGAGCTGACGATTTACCACTGGAGCGACCCGCACGGCGACCGCAACTGGTTCATGCTGTGGGTGGGCGTTGACCGGAACGGCACCAAGTGGGTGATCCGCGAATGGCCGGACGTGGAGAGCATGGGCGAGTGGGCGGTGCCCGGTAGCAAGCCTGATGGTAAGGCCGGCAGCGGGCAGACAATGGGGCACGGGAAATCTTTCAACGATTACAAGCGCCTGGTGCGCGAGATCGAAGCCAACGGCACCTGGGACGTGCGCGACCGGCGGTTAGACCCGCGCCCGGCGGGAACAAGTGTGCCGAGCGATGAGGAGGCGCGGACTTACATTGACTATCTGCAAGACCCCATCCGCGACACGGACGGCAAGATAACGGTGCCGGGCTGGGACGTGATGGCGGGCGCGGACTGCGGCATCGAGGAGGGCAAGCAATGGGTGAACAACTGGCTGACGGCCGGGTGGAATCCGGCGGAGCCGGTGACGCCGTTGAACTGTCCGAAGTTTTACGTCAGTCGCAAGTGTGAAAATTTAATCTGGAGCTTGCGGACGTGGACGGGCGTGGACGGGTTGAAGGGTGCCAGCAAAGACCCGATTGATTGCCTCAAGGGGCTGGCGAAAATGGACATTGGCCATCTACCGCCGGGCGCGTTGGGGAGTTATGGCGGCGGGGCGGCTTACTAATGGGAACATTCAACATTTAACCACCAACACCGAATGAATGAAACCATCATCATCATAGTGCAACGCAAGAGTGGCCGGAAGCGGCTGACCATTGAGCGGGCGTTTGATGGTGGCGTGCTCGCCGCGTTGAAGCAGCCGGAAGAAATGTGGTGGTGGCAACTGCAACGCTGCCGCCGGGAACTGGACGACGCCGAAAGGAAATCAAATGGACGCTGAAATTAAAATTCTAAAGCGGCTGCGGCGCAAGCTGGTGGCGCGGCACACGGGGCTGGAAACCCGGCTGGCCGAAGCGGACCAGCAGCGCAATTGTATTCTCGCGGGCGAACAGCAAGCGCGGCAGCACGAGCTGGCGTGGGCGATTCACGACCTGGATTGGCTCGTGGATGATTTGAAGGAGAGAAAGAAATGAACACCGAGGCACTGCCGGCGCGGGTGAACGGGAAGATTGCCCGCGAAGTTTTAGGCATCGCGGACAAGGAAACTTTCCGAAAGGTGGTTGACGCCAATCCGCAGGTGGTGCATCGTCTGGCGGGCGAGGTCAGGCCGAAGTATCTGACCCGCGAGCTGCTGGCGCTATTACGGCCAGTCCCCGGTGTGCGGGCGTTGGGAGACAATCGCACACCATGAATGCTTCCTATCTGCTCGACTCCGGCAAACCAAACGTGCCGGAGCTTTCCAATATGTTCCAACGCTGCGGCCCCGTCGTAGCGGGCGGACTCGCGTGGCTGGACAACACCCGGTTCTGCCGCTGGCCGAATCAGTTTGTGGACGGCCGCAAGCATGACATCCCCGGCAAGAAGGACGGCGCGGCCATCCCCTTTGACGGCGCAAGTGATATGCGGCCGTTCGTGGTGGATGACATCATTGCGGAACGCGCGGCGATGAAGGCCACGGCGTTCTGGCACGCGCGAATGCAGCCGGGCAGCAGCGAGACGGACGACGGCAACTATGCGATTGCGCTGCTCGAATGGCTGATTTTCCGGCTGATGTTTTACGACCTGACGCGGGAGGTGGAGCTGTCCGCGCAATACGAGGAGCACTACGGCTGGATGGTGCTGGCCCCGCGCTGGCGGCGGGAGATTGGGATGAAGAAGAAGACCATCACGCTGGCGGAAATCCAGCAGGCGGCGCAGGAGGTGCAGCAGCAGCAAAGCCAGCAGCAGCAGGCGCAAGATCAGGGGCAAGACCCCGGCCCGGCGATTGACCCGCAGTTGGTGCAGCTCGCGCAACTGCCGGCGATGATCGCCGACCCGATGCAGGAGGACGCGGCGATTGAATTCCTGTCGCAATGGTATGACCGCTATGTGAAGAACGAAGTGCCGGCGGATATGCAGGACGCGGTGCCGGACGTGAAAATTTCCACGGTGCGCAAGGCGGTGCAGGATTTGCGGGACACGGGCACGGGCACGGTGCCGATTGCCTACCTGGCTAAAAACCAGCCGGAGATTGCGGCGCTCAAGCCGTGGGATGAAGTCTTCATCCCGCCGGAGCTGACGACGGAAAATGAAATCGTGTTCCAAGTGGAGCGCGTGCATGAGGGCGAATTGCGCAGCCGCATCATCACCGACGGCTACGACAAGGACTGGGTGGAAAAGGCGGTGAAGTATAAAGGAGCCATCACGGCGGCCCCGATGGAGATCCGCGCCACGCCGCTGGGGCTGGGCGGGTTGACGGGCGGCGCGACTTCCTCGCCGGTGTTCAGCGCGCAGCCGACGTTGAACAACACGCTGATTGAAATTCTGCATTGCATCTACCGGGCGGCGGATGCGGACGGCGTGCCGGCGATTTACAACACGACGATTCACAAGCTGATTACGGAAAGTTGCGCGAAGCATGAGGAGGTGGAGGGTTGCGGCGCGGATTTGCCCTACGCGGCGGGCGTGCGCGAGTGGTGGTGCCGCAGCATCACGAGTTCGCGCGGCGTGCCGGAACGGGCGCACACGACGCAGAACATCATCAAGGGGATTTTGGACAGCATCATTGACCGGGCGAACATCACGGCGCTGCCGCCGGTGAATGTGTATGAGTCGCCGACGGGCGCGCAATACAAGTTCGGCCCGGCGGTGCAGAACTATGTGCGGATGGGCAAGGAGCCAAAATTCATGGAGACGCCGAACGGGCAGGGGTTGTCCGAGAGCGTGGAAGTGCTGACGGCGGTGACGAAGATGAAGGACAATTCCTACGGGCTGATGTCCGAGGACGTGCCGGCCCCGCGCTTGCAGATGTCGCAGAGCATGGCGGTGGCGCGCTTCCTGATGACGTGGAACAAGGCCATGCAGCAGGTGATGGCGCTGTGCCGCGTCCACATGGAGGATGCGGATTTTGGGGACATCACGGGCGCACCGGCGGGCTGGCTGGACGCGCACCGGGACGATGCGGACGTGCTGAACGTCTCGCTGATGTTTGACGTGCGGGAGCTGGACAGCGAGCTGATGATGAAACGCATTGAGACGATGAACAACATCGCGCTGCCGGCGGACGTGATGGGGACGATCAACCGGGCGCAGTGGAGCAGCGACATGGTGCGGGCGATTCTCGGCCCGATGGCGGCGAAACGGCTGGTGACACCGCTGCCGGATGCGAGCCAGGCGCTGATGGACAAGGCGAATCTGGAAGTGCTGAAAATGTTTGCCGGCAACCCGCCCAACTTCATGGACAAAGCCGACCCGACGGCGGCGGGGCTGTTGCAGGACGTGCAGCAGATTGTGACGCAGAACCCGACGTATCTGCGGGCGCTGACGGATGACGCGCTGGCGACGGTGGCGGGACAGAATGCCGGACAAATCGTGCAGCAAATCGGCCCGCGCAATCCCGACCCACGTTTCTCGGAACTGCTGACGAAGTATTTGCAGAACCTGAAATTCATCGGCGTGACGCAGCCGGAGAACCAGCAGA